ATTATATTTATAAACGACGGCACCTCGGTAATAGGGCCTTTTTCAGTAAGAGATGTGCTAAAAAAGTACATAAAATAGGGAAAACATGATGAAATTAAAGCAATTAATAATCGAATCTGATAGTGATTCACTAATGAAAGAATTAGAGAAGCAATTCAAGAAGCATGACTGGTTCTATGGTTTTTCAGATGACAAAAGATATTATGATTCTGGAAAACAGGAGTGGGAAGAGATCAAAAAGACATTGCAAAAGATTCATGATGCTGGTGGAGCAAAAGAAGCTAGAAAACTATTTGACAAATATACTAAAGGCATGCAATACATGCACTATCCTATAAAATAAGAGGCAGCTATGGCTAAAAAACAAGATTCAACCAGCATGAAGATCATCAAGAAGCTGAACGCTGACAATGATCGAGTAAAAGTATATCAAACCAGCTATAAAAACAAATTCTGGGGAAGCTACCCAGTAGGAAAAGAATTTTATATCGCAGGTGACTCCTGGTATCGAAGAACTGAAAAAGGTATAGAAGAAATTGGAAAGCCTACTACAACATATGTCATTCCAATGTTTTGTCCTAAGTGCAAGTTACCAATCAAATCTGGAGATGATAAGAAAGCATATATGAGAGAGGGACATTGTTTCCTATGTCATATTCATGATAACACCGAAAGGAATGCAAAAAGCTAAGGAAAAGCCATGAAATTAAAAATTAAGAAATCAATGCTGAAAGAAATGATAGATGCTGCTTTAAACGAAGCAAAGCTATCAAATGAACAGAAAGTAGATATTATATATAAGATTAACACAGATTTAAAAAGTGTTCTGATCAAAGCATTCGGTGATGCAGGTCAAAGAACTATGACACCTTATTCAGGTAGATCCATTGGTCCAAATGTGTTACAAATAGACTTGCAAACAGGGTCAGGGCGTGATGGTATTCAGTTCTATATATATAAAGATAAACAATTTAGATCAAAGTTTAAGCTTAAGCACTCAAACCAAATATACCCTCTAATGGAAAAAGCAATTAATAAGTACTTACATGGTAATGAGCACATTGATAGTGTTACATACAAAGACGAAAAAGATCATGCATCAAGAGATTTAACAACACTTAAGTTTAAGATCAATTGGAAAAAATAAATGTCACAATTAGAAACACAAGCTGATTATGAAAACGAAATAGCCAAGTGCGCTGTTGATTACACGTATTGTCTTCTAAATTATGGTGTGATTAGACATCCTCAGCGAGGTAGAATTCCATTTAAAATGTATGATTTTCAGACAGAAACTCTAGTACATGTCATCAATGAAAATAGATTGATTGTTAACAAAGGACGCCAGCTAGGTTTGTCTACATTGCTTGCTGGATATATTGCCTGCGAAATGATTTTTAATCAGGACTATCAGTGTTTAGCTATTGCTAATAAGGGTGAGAATGCTGTCAACTTAATTAAAAAAGTAAAAGTTATGATCAAAGAATTCCCTGAATGAATGAGAGGGAAGCTGATCAAAGATAATGACTATTCAATAGAGCTCGATAATGGATCATTCGCTAAAGCTACAGCCACTTCTGATGAAGCTGGACGTTCTGAAGGTTTATCATTACTTCTATTGGATGAAGCTGCTTTCATTAAGAACATGGATTCTATCTGGACAGCTGCTCACATGACATTAGCTGAAGGTGGAAAATGTATTGCACTATCTACTCCCAATGGTGTTGGAAATTGGTTTCATACTACATTTACAATGGCCGAAACAGGAGAAAATAATTTTAAAGCAATCACACTTCCTTGGTATGTTCATCCAAATAGAGATCAGGCTTGGAGAGACAATGAGAATATTGAAGCCGGAGATAAAAAGACGGCTGCTCAAGAAAATGATTGCTCGTTTATCACATCTGGTGAATCTGTAATTGATGGTGAGCTAATAAAGAAATATGAAGATCGAATCAAGGGAGTCGGAGAATTTGAAGAGTTCGAAAGAGTAGTTCCTCTAGAAGAATCAGGTCCAAACAACAAGCTTTGGGTATGAGAATTTCCTTCACCAAACGGACAATATATTATATCGGCCGATAATGCTACAGCTGGTGGTTCTGATTATTGCGCTGCTCACGTTTGAGATTTAGATACAATGAACCAAGTTGCAGAATTTAAAGATCACATCAATCCAGCAGACTTTGGACACTTCTTATCCAAACTAGGACTCATGTATAATGAGGCATTCCTAGTTATAGAAAATAACTCAATTGGTCTTGCAGCGGTTCAAGCCGTACTTGATGATGAATATGAAAATCTATATTGGACCAAACGAGGATCAGATGATTTTATCGATCCAAAGAATTTTCATCTTATCGATAATGATAAAGATGTCATCCCTGGTTTTTCAACAAACACAAAGACCAGACCCCTAATCATACAAAAATTTCAAGACTATGTAAATAGCGAAGCATGTACAATTAATTCGCTTCGCACAATTAACGAAATGTGAACTTTCATTTGGGAACGTGGAAAAGCACAAGCAAGCAAAGGCAATCATGATGATTTAATCATCTCAATGTCTATAGCTCTATGGGTTAGAGATCATGCACTTAAATTAATCTCATTATCCACTGAGCAGAGTAAGAAAAAGCTGGAATGGCTATTTAAAAAAGAGCAAAAACATGCCGGGCTGTATACCCGTGAAAAACTTATTGAAAACCCATATAGCATGCCAGTCACACCCGATGGTGAACAGTGGAATTATGCACAAGATTTATTTAGAAAATAAGGAATACATAAAATGTCAGAATTAACAAAAGAACAACAATTTTTTCAAAAATTAAATAGACTATTTCAATCGTCTGCAATTATTAAGAAAAAAGGTAAGAAACAGATCATTGTTAAGGATCTAGATCTAAAACAGTCGTTTAAAACAAATATTAGACAAAATACGGTTCACTCAGGAATGTATGTGAACCAATCTACTAATTCTGCATTGAATGTTTTTCGTCCTTCATCAATGATGGATCGTATGGCTCGCTATACTGATTATGAGCTTATGGATCTTGACGGCCTTGCTTCTTCAGTATTGGACATTTATTCAGAAGAATCTCTGACCGATAATGAAGACGGAGATATTTTAAAGATCGTATCAGATGATGAAGACAAAGTAGAACTATTACATAATCTATTCTATGATGTATTGAACATTGACTTCTCACTTCATACGTGGGTTAGAAACATGGTCAAATATGGCGATTTCTTCTTAATGCTAGAAGTTTCTCCTGATTATGGTGTTGTCAATGTCATCCCATTTACAATATATGAAATGGAACGACTTGAAGAACAGACTCAAGAAGGTCAAACGATGACATATTTCACACTCAACGGATCTCAACAAGAGAAGTTTGAGCTATTTGAAATATCACACTTTAGACTACTAACTGACATTGCATTTCTACCTTATGGAAGATCTATTCTGGAACAATCAAGAAAGATCTGGAAAAATCTTAAGATGATGGAAGATGCTATGTTGATCTATAGAATTACAAGAGCTCCAGAACGCCGAATGTTCTATATTGATATTGGAAACTTGAATCCAAATGATGTTGATCAATACATGGAGAAGGTTATCAACAAAATGAAGAAGGCTCCCATGGTTAACTCAACCACAGGTGAGATTGACTTCCATTACAATGTTGATAATATCAGTGAAGATTACTTCTTCCCAACTAGAGGAGCTAACGAGAGCACAAGAGTTGAAACGCTCCCAGGTGGTGCCAATACAGATGCTATCGAAGATATTGAATACCTACAGAACAAGTTGTTTGCAGCTTGGAAGGTTCCAAAATCATTCTTAGGATATGAAGAAGAACTTGGTGAAAAATCCACACTGGCTCAAGAAGATATTAGATTTGCCAGAACAATTTCTAAGATTCAGAGAATCGTTGTTACAGAATTAACAAAGATTGCCATTGCTCACTTATATGCAAATGGATATGAAGATGAAGATCTTGTAGACTTTGAATTAACACTAACCAACCCATCAACAATATCAGAACAGCAAAAGCTTGAATTACTTGAAAAGAAAATTGGCGTTGCTGAATCTGCACTACAGTCGGGACTATATTCTATTCAGTATGTATGGGAAGAGATTCTACATCTTTCTGAAGAAGATATTGAAATGATAAGAGATGGTCAGATTGATGATGCAAAACTGAAACACCGTCTTGCACAGATTGAAGAAGAAGGAAATGATCCAGCAAAAACCAAGCGTACATATGGAGACGATGGTGGTTCTGGTGATGATGATGGTAGCGATGATGATGAAAGAAAGCTTGGCTTTAAATTTGATGAAGACGATGAAGAGCTAGAAGAGCCAGAAGAATCGGAAGAAGATGAAGATGATGAAAATTCATTAGAGCAATTATCTAAAGATGTCAAACCAACTAAATTAAATAAAAGAGTGACCGGATATAAACCAACGCTTCAAGCAGCCGGTAAGCGACCAAAAATAAAACGACATGCAAAAATACTCTCTGAAGGTGATGATGGTATAGATCGATATATTAGTTCGATAGATACGGTTGTTTCAGGACTAAAAGCACGTTTTACGGCCGATAAAGAGAATAAAAAATAGTAGACTTATATTTATTAATATATTGTGTTTTACGGAATAAATACAGGAGACAATAAATGCATAATGCAAATAAGAAGTTAAAACATACAAAGCTAAAGAATACTGGATTGATATTTGAGATGTTAATTCGCCAGATATCTTTTGATGTTTTTAACAATAAGAAAAATAGCAAAGCAAGGGTAATTCTTGAAAAATATTTTTCTAAAGGTACGCGATTACATAATGAGTATTCGTTGTACTCGGCAATACTCGGCTCTCGTAATAGAAGCAAGCCTTATATAAATTCAGTAATTTCAGAATGTCGGCTGAAGCTTTCCTCAATAAACAGAAATCAACTAAATCATGAAAAATATAATCTAGTCAAAGAAGTAAATGAAGCATTTGGATCTGAATTTTTCAAATCCAGCATACCAGACTATAAAATCTTTGCATCAATCTATAAATTATTTACTATCACAGAAGACAAGAGCCTTCATTTAAAAATCGGTCAAGAGGCTAGTATTAAAGAAGTTCTTATTGAGTCCCTAGAGAAGGATGAGAAGCCTGTTGATGTTGTTATCAAGGCTAGAGATGTTGATAAGAAGATTGACGATGCACTGGTATTCAAAGTTCTTGTTGAGAAGTTTAATAAGAAATACTCATCACTATCTGACAGCCAGCGTAATATTTTATCGCTATATGTCAATAGCAATACAACGAATACAGAATTTAAGGGTGCACTGATCAGTGAGATGGAAAATCTAGAAAAGATTATTCACATAGCTTCGACCAATGTTTCTGATAAAGCATTGCAGGTTAAAGTGAAACACGTTGCAAATATGGTTCCAAAGCTTATCAATAAGATCAATAACAATATTATCAACGAAAATATCATTACACAGGTCATGCTATATTCTGAACTCCTAAACGAAATATCGGAATAGACTATGAAGACAATACCAATGAAACTTAAAACGATTTCTAATGCAACATTTCTTGAAATTGAGGAAGAGATTGAGGAAACCACTACAACAGCAGCAACTCCAGGGTATGATTCTAAGAATGCATTTAAGAAGAGAAAAGAACAGCCACCTATTATAGATATTGAACTTGCCGACGACAAAGGTGTTTCAATTCATGAGGGGAATGTTAAATTAGAAGGTGAAGGAATCAACGAAATGACAAGAGCAGACCGTGAATGGAACGATAAGAATCCAAAGCAAAAAGTTGGATCTCATATTAAGTCGGTAGTGACTGAGCTTAAAAGAATTGAGAAAATCTTAAAAGAAGCTGAGAAAATCAAGCAAGAAGGCGGATTAAAGAGTGGCTCATACTGGGTAAGAACTAAAAAAGGTCTAAGTCAGATTTCAGAACGCATGGCAAAAATTGGCCATACAATTAAACGATTACAATCATAGGAAAATATGATGAAATTAAAAATTAAAAAATCAGTATTACAAGAGATGATCAGCGAAGCTGTTACAAAACAGTCTATTGATAAAGAAATTAAAAAGCTCAGCAGAGATAATGCAAAGAATGGATCAGAAGCTCTTGATATGAACATTCATGGATATGCCGTAGCAGAGTTTTTTGTTGATGACAATCCAAAAATAAAGAAATTCTTAGAAAAGCTTGGTGTTGATCCAATTGACTATGTTTCTTCAAGACTATAAAAGGGAAGAATAATGAAATTAAAAGTTAAAAAATCAGTCATTCAAAAGATGATCAATGAATCTATTCTTAATGAGAAGAAAATATCAAATCCAAATATGGATAAAGTATGAATAGATTCGTTAAAAAATATCGATCAGATTCACAAGAAATTTGAAACTAAGCTTAAAAAGATGCTTATTGGAAAAGCCGCAACAATCCGTCTCGACGATAGAGATGATGAAGATGGTAAGATAACAAATATTCGAATCAATTGGAAAAAGCTTGATCTTAGTGTTACTATTAAGACTGAAAAAGGTGAATCAAACTTGCCCTATAACTGAATTGAGCTATTATAATACTAAAAGGGAAGAATAATGAAACTGAAAATTAAGAAATCAATTTTAAAAGAAATGATTAATGAAGCTCTTAATGAGGCCAAGGCTCCTAAAGCATGGGATTCAATGTTTGCAGCGAATGTGATCAAAGCTTATAAAGCCAAGAAACTAGATCCAAATAGCAGCAAATCGATAGCTGATTTTGATAAGAAATCTAATGGCGGAATTGTGCCGAAGCCAGCATTTAACACAAAAGCGATACTCCAGTATCACATAGCTACTGGAAAAGAAGCAGGCAAATAAAGGGAGTTAAAATGAAGCTTAATGCACTACTTATGGAAGCAGCAAAAGATGATAAACGTATCAATGATATGGTTACGAAATCTAAAGGAGACGATGCTAAACTTTTAAAGCTTGCTCAGAATATGGCCAAGAGTATTAAAGGTGGACAAAAAGCAACGGATAGAACTGAAGCTGCTATTAAAATACTTGGTGAAAAACATCCAGTGACTGACACATTTAAGAAAAGAGCTGAAGAGCTTGGTATGAGCTTTGGTGGAAAAAATGTTGCTGACGATGCATCATATTCAAAAGGATATATTTTCCTTCCAACAGTTTCAGCAATGGCACTGTGGCAAGAAGAGATTCTTGGACAATTATCAGATGGTGCTTGGGAAAATTCGAAACCTTATGATCACTATAAGTTCTGGTTCAAGCTTGGCTTGAAAAAAGGAAATCCAGAAGTCAAAGGTGGCGGTTGGGCATCTCGTGTTGGCTACAATCTAAAGACATTGGTAACATACGGACTTGGTCAGCGAATGATAAACATGGGTCGAATGGCAAAAGCTCTTGGAAAGATTCCAAAATATAACACATGGGCTGTAGAAGGACTTCCTGAAGAGTGGGATGGTAAAAAGATCAGTGGATTTAATGGTGCTGATTTGAAAAAATACTATGCTACATCATATGACAAATCAGATTTAAACAATGATCTTGCTTACATTAAAAAAGCAATGAAATCAGCAAGGCATTAAGGGAAATTAATATGGAACAACCAATTTTAAATACATTTGCAGGCTGACTGGATATTACTCCAGGAATGCTAAAAGAATCTCAAATGGATCCTGAGAAACGGCTGGTCGTCCAAGGAATCCTGCAAACTGCTGATAAGAAAAATGCAAATGAAAGAATTTATTCAAGGGCTATCCTTGAAAGAGAGTGTCAGAAATTTCAATCGAAAATTGATGAAGGTATTAATGGCGGAGAGCTTGATCATCCGGATTCATCGATAGTTGAATTTAAGACAATGTCGCATAAGATCGATAAGATTTGATGGGACGGAGACAATCTAATGGGGAAGGTTACGATACTTAATACTCCTCACGGACAGATTGCAAAAGAGATTGTAAGTGCTGGAATGAGATTGGGCATTAGCTCAAGAGGAATGGGAACCGTATCTAAACAGGATGAAGCTTTGATGGTAAATGAAGATTTTGATCTTGTTACTTGAGATTTAGTTTCAACGCCTTCTACTCACCAAGCATATATGCACCCAATTACAGAGGGATATATTCCTAGCTTGAGTGTAGCAGATCGGAAATATGTTGCAATCAATGATATCGTAAACAACATACTTTCATTTGGAGAATAACAGTGAAACTCAAACAATTATTAAATGAACAAGTACTAAATGAAGCAAAGAGCAATAGTACTTATCTCAAATTTTTGACATGAGGTATAACTTATAGAGCTGATATGAAAGACGTACCAAATCTTGTTTATTTGGTACGTGTGAAAAAAGGACAACCAATAGGTATTCTAATGTATGATGAAAGTACTGACCATCAAGAAAAGCCTTTTAATATGGAAGCGTGGTTTAGTAAAAAAGATTGTGAGCGAATTGGTTCAAGTGTCGAAGAATTTGACAAATGATTAAAAAAGAATGGTGCAGTTAAAAGAAGCAAACTTCCTAAACGACCTCCATCAATCAGAAGTTGGTACGACTAATGAAAGAATCAATCAGCAGTATTAAAATGGGAAACACAGTAATAATTACTCGTGGATCACTAAAAGGTAAAAAGGCAATCGTCTCAGGATGGATGCCGAACATAGGAACATATTATCTTGATATAGTTATCAATGGTAAACATAAAACAGCAACTGTCAATAATGGCGATATCAAATTAGCTGAGGGAAAACAAATGAAGAAAATAAATGAAGCAACTGTGGAACTGTATTCACCAGATCCAAAATCAAAGTATTTGACAAAAGCATTAAAAAAGCACAAAGTTAAAATGAAAGTCACTGGTACTGAAAAAGGACCTGGTGGTATGAATGATATGTCTATTGTAAAATTAACTGGAACATCAGACGCATTAAAGAAAGTAATAGATGATCAATGGCCAGATGACCCAGATCTATATAACGATATTAAGGAAGTAAAGAAAATGAAAATTACAAAACCACAATTGCAAGAAGCAATTAATAAGTATGTAGCAAAAGTTATTACAACAGAATCTATTGATAAAGATATAATGGGCCTCGATGAAGAAGAACAAAGAGCAATCATGGGTCAGTATATGGCGATTCAAAAGGGTGGCCAGTACAATATGCTTGATTTCTTTGCAGTTCAAAGAGCGGCATTTGAGAATAAATATTATGAATTTGTCAATTTTACATCAAACAATTCAAGAGCCTATTCTACGATTATTAAAAATTATGGAAAGCTTAAGAAACTTGTCAAGTCAAGTGATGTTCCAAGATATAAAAAAGTCGTAACATCATATAGCACCTAAGGAGACTAGAATGGAACGTAAACAGTTTAAACTAAATGAATCAGAAATAAAAGAAGCATTACAGATTACAGAGGGCGGAGAGTCTGCTGGTTCTTTAGAGCTCCATTCTACTGACGTTAAAAAGGCAGCCGCCTTTGCAGATAAGGTGGGTCTATTAAAAGAGCTTCCAGACTTTGAAAAGAATTATAATAAGGCAAAGAAGATTGTTTCCATTGGTAAGACAAGGCGAAATGAAATGCCTGTTATTGAAGACAAAGATGTTAGAGCCTTTCAAGATAGATTGAAAAATGGTAAGATTGATGTGACAAAACCATTTGCTCCAACTACAAATCAAAAGGATCCATTCCCACAAGGATTAAGAGGGATGGATGCTGATGACTTTCTTAAACGAGGCCTTGATGATGGTTCAAAATCAGATGACAAAGTTGGCATTTCAATTACATCAACTCCTGCAGATAAGCTTAAACCTATTCAGAAACAGATCTATGCTGATAAGTCAATTGAAGCAACGGCAAAATTTGGCGTCAAAGGGACTACGGCATTTCTAACTGGAAAGACATTCTTTATTACTAGTGCTGACAATTTCATCATTGATGGTCACCACAGGTTTCTATCAGCAATGCTAGTGGATCCTAAGATGAAAGTTAATGCTCTATCAATTGATCTACCTATCAAAAAATTATTACCGTTAGCAAAAGCATATGGCGATTCTATTGGCAATGCAAGAAACGAATCAGAGGAAGAAATTATGAACCCATTATCAGAGCTTATTAGTAGACTAGTCGAAGAAGAGTCTGCACACCAGAAGAAATTTAGAGAACAATTAAAGAAATTTGGTGTAAAATCTCCAGCGGAATTATCAGATGAAAAGAAGAAAGAATTCTTTGATGCTGTTGATGCCGGTACAAAAGCTGAGAATGAATCGAAGCAGATCAAAGGTATTCGATTAATGATTAGAGAAGCTTTGAATGAGAAAGCTCCTCAGATGAAAAAAGATAAGGTTACAAAAGTAAACAAAACCGTTAGGCTTGACTATAATACATTTGGCACTGTTAAACGATATGTTGAATTTGCTAAAAATGAATTAGGCGTTGAGTTAGATAAACGAAATGCTCACATAGACCCTATAACAATTACAGTTAGCTCATATGCTAAACGAGACCGAGGATTCTAAATCATGAAAAAATATAATGTCATAGCAAAGCGAAATGGAAAAAATTCTGTATTCAATAAAAAACCATTGAATCAAAAAGACGCCGAAGCTTTGGCCGCCGATCTTAAGAAGGCCAAAATGCCCTCTGTAGATCCAAAGTCGATCTATGTAGATCTAATAATGGAGAGTGATATGAAGCTTACAAAAATATATGAATCAGAGATTGAAAATCCTATAAACGAGGAAGAGCTATTAGGTCATATTGCAGAATATTCTACCCATAGTGATCACTTCTTCAAAAAAGGAAGTAGCTTTGGAAATGCAATAAGACATGTTGTTGAGGTTGCCACTAATGCATCGCGACACATTGTTGAGCGTGAAGATGATTGGTTCAATAAGATTACAATCAAGCGTGATGCAAAGTCGATTAAGAGATTGGCTGAAGATCTTAGAAAATTATCAGATCAACATAATGCAATCAAGCAAGATGCTTCTGCATTATATGAAGACATTGGTCAGAGACTTCAGAGATATTATAAGGTGGAATCAAGTGGAAAGAAGCAGCTTGGAGAAGTAGAAGCTGTTGTTAAAAAGGGTGACGTCTTTAATTTTGAAGGAACAACATGGAAAGTCCAAAAGGCAGGCGAAACTCAATCAAGAGCTGTGTCTCTGACAAAATCGTCTAAAGGCAAGACTAGAGTTGTTGACAATAAAATAATTGTAAAATCTGGAACTAAGCATCACATTAAAGAAGGCCTCCTTGCCGAATATGTTGATGATAACCTAGTTGATAGGTTCTACAAGAAGAAAAGAGCATTTAAGAAATATTTCACCAAGAATAATGGGTATCAAAAGCAAGATGTTAAGATGGCATTATATGACTTTGGATATGAAAACGGAATTGACTTTGAAAGCAGTGAAGACACTGTTGATTACATAGCAGATACTTGGACAGACTAAATAGAATAGAGGCACAAATGAAAAATAGAACACATAAGAAAGAGTTACCACTAACCCCAATGATTGCCAAGCCAATTATGGCTGTTGTTGAAAATGGAAATATAGAGAAGGCACTGAAAGAATTGAAGCTCAAAATGAAAGATGCTAAAATCTTCTTGACTCTATATAAGAACACATATTATGAAAAACCTTCTGAGAAGAAACGCAAAGCAAGACACCTTGCAATTCTTAGAGAAAAATATAGGAAATAATAATGGAAAAATTACCAGACATGAGAACACTTATGACCGAGTGGACTAACTACGGTGGCAAAACCTCTCTAAATGAGGCTTCAATAAAGTTATCTGATTTTGATACAAGTGACTATAAAGCACTAGAAATGAAAAAGACTCGAGAAGGTTATACGGTTATTTATAATGCACAAATTAACGATGTTGGAAGTTCAGGCGAGTTTGACGATTGTAAAGCAGCCGAACAGTTTGACATGGAACCAGTTAATGTTGGGAAAGCAAAAAATTACGGATTGACAGAAGTTGATTTTGAAGCTATGGATTTTAGCTAAACAATAAAAGGGAAAATATGATGAAACTAAAGAAATCAGAACTACAAAAGATGATCAACGAAGCCGTTCTTGCTGAAGCAGCTGGTGGATATGTTGAATCAATGGGACCCGATTTTGACAAGGGTATTAAGCTTGTTGTAAAGGGATGGAAACAATGGGTAAGTGGACCTATGACAGAAAAGGGTGACATAAAACCTGCAAGAGAAGATGTTGTAGAATATTTAGAAGGTCTTTTAAAATAAGGAAAATATAATGGAAAAAACACCAAGTTTAAAGACGCTTATATCAGAATTTAATGACTATGGAAGTGAACCTCTATTAACCGAACGGAACTTTGGAAATCTGAGTTCTGCAGCTCGTAGACGTATGGATGGTCTAGTAAAAACAGCGTCATTCAAAAGCTACTTAAAATTTGGTACTGATATGGCTGATGATTTATTAGAAGATGGTTTTGAGCCAGAAGAAGTTAGAGAATTTTTAGCTAGTCTAATTGAGAGGATTGTATAATGGAAAAATTACCAAGCTTAAAAACACTTATAACTGAATTTAAGAATTATGGAGATAAACCTGCGCTTAATGAATATGGAAATCAACCAGTTCCTAGATCAAGCAATTGGTCTAAATTTGGATCAGAGTTTGATATCGGAATTCTTGATATTGATAACTTTGCATCTCTAATGGGATTTGATGACTACAAAGATCTTGACATCTCTATTACTCCTTATGATCTATATGCTAGACAAAAAGTAAAATTTAGAAATGCATTAATGAAATCATCGATGATGGCTGAAGATATGACGGCTCAGGAAATTGATTCGATCATGCGAAAAATTAAAAGATAAGGAAAATATAATGGGACATCTACCAGATACAAGAACGCTACTTAACGAATGGGTAAGCTACGGAAATCTAAATGAAGAAGAATATAAGCTAGATAAAGCACTCATCAAAAAAATACAAACGGCCATTGATCAAACATGGGATTATATTGGTTCTGATGCTATGGAAGTTGGTGTTAGTACAAATGAAGAAGCATTAGAAATGGTTCTCGATGCAAGCAGAATGTCTCACAACTTTCCTGAAGAAGATAAGATTGTTGATCAGGTTGTTGCTAAATTTAAATGGCCAAAAGTGCTTAAATTTTTGGCTAAAAACATAAGATTGCTATAAGGGAAGTATAATGGAACGACTACCAGATACAAGAACGCTTATTAATGAAATGAAAAATTATGGAAAAGCTCCTGCATTAAATGAAGCAAAAAGAGTGTACGATAAAGATGTTAAATTAGACAAAGAGACAGCAGGACAGTTAGAAGATGCTATCAGCAATGTCATAGGTCAAGTAGGTGGAGATTGGGAAGAAGGATTTGAATATGAAGGTCGCGATGACTTTACAAATATAGAAGCCATCGAAGCAGCACTAGATGCTGACAATTTACTTACCATAGCCAAGGATGAAGACGCATGGAATTTGGCAAATAGCCTAATGAAGAGACATGGCTATAAGAAAGTGCTTAAATTCCTCGATAAAATCATGACAGTGTGGTAAAATTATATAGAAAATTATTTAAATATATATTAGTTCCCCCAAAAGACAATTTATTTTGCTATGAATTGTCTTTTTTGTGTTTATAGATATATTTATATATATCAAAATACTTCTATTAATCTATAAGAAGTTTAAAAAATCCAAAAAATTATTGAATCGCCAATCGGTTTAGAATCCATACTAAAATAGTATAGGGAGAAACGCTAATGAGTAAAGTAAAAATTAAAACAAAGATGCTTAGGGAAGCAATCGCAGAGGCAGATGTTATCAAAGAATTTGCTATTTCAACTGCGAAATCAGCACTGGCTGAAGAGTTTGAACCCCGCATCAAAAGCGTCATGTCTAAATCGCTACAGACCGAGGAAGAATTCGGCGATGATGAATTAGAGGACGAGTTTGCTGAGGAAGAAACTTTTGAAGAGCCTGTTGAAGATGAAGAAGAACTTGAACTAGAAGGTGACGATCTTGAAGGTGGTGAAGAAGAAGAATTTGAACCTGAAGAAGAAGAAGAGCTTGAATTAGAATTCGAAGAAGAGGATGAAGAGATGGACTATGAGGAACCTGTTGAAGAAATGGAAGACGAAGAGGACTTTGAAGCACCTGTTGAAGATGAAGAAGAAGAGCTTGAATTAGAGATCGAACTGGACGAAGGTGAAGAGTTTGAAGAGGAACCTGAAGAATCATTTGAAGAAGAAGATGAAGAACTTGAGTTAGAAGTTGATGAAGAAGATTTTGAAGATGATGCTGAAGAAATTGAAGAATTGAAATCAGAGTTGAAAGAGCATAAAGCTACAATTACTTACCTGACAAATCAATTATCTGAATTAAATCTAATGAATGCTAAGTTACATTACATTCAGAAGATTAATGCAGAGCATAAATTGACAGAAGGTGCTAAGAAATCTGTACTTAACTCAATCGATGATGCTGAGACTGTTCAAGAAGCAACAAAGGTCTACAAGACTTTACGCAGCACTCTTAAAGCAATGAAACCTCGTAGATCACGCACCAAAAAGATCAACGAATCTGCATCTAGGACTGTAAGACGCCCTAAGAAACAAAAACAAATTCTTTCTGAAAGTACACAATGGATGGACAGAAATAAAAAATTAGCCGGAATTTAAGGCTAAGGAGAAACTAAATGAATACATTACAAAAAATTATGGGTTCATATCAGCGAGTTAATCGTTATGAGTTAACCAAGAAAATGGTTAACAAGTGGCGTCCTTCTGGTTTGCTTGAGGGCATCGAAGATGAGACAAAACTGCATAACATGGCACAGCTTTTAGAGAACCAAGCGAAACAACTTCTTGTTGAAGCATCTAGCACATCTGCTGGAACTGCTAATACAGAAGCATGGTCAAATGTAGCCCTACCACTTATCCGTAGAACATTTGCAAAGGTTGTTGCACAGGACTTAATGTCTGTTCAGCCTATGTCAATGCCTTCTGGACTAGTCTTTTGGCTATACTTCCAATATGGTACAGGCAAACCAACTAATACTGCTATCTATACATCAGGTGATTCAATTCATGGTGACGTATCTAGTTCGGCTACTATTGATGGTAACCTCTACGATTGGGATTACTCATACACACGTAACTATATTTCTGCTTCCGCTGTAACAGCAACAATGACCACAGCTTCATTTGCAGATCTTAATTATAGCTATGCACTTTCAGCTTCATTTGCTGCAGTTCCTGCAACATGGCACAAAGTTCAGATCGCAAGATCAGCTCTTACAGGTGTTGAATCTGAAGCTGTTGATGCAATCCGTCTAACGGATGCTGGCTCTATTGTTATTCAATATCCAGAACTTTCTACTAAAGACGCTACAAACCTATATTTCATTATGTCAGGTTCTGATAGTGCTTCTGTTGCAACAGTAGAATATCTGAAAGCTACATCTCAGGATGCTAGAGGCGACTTCGAATCAGGTCAAACTGGTGTTGGCGCTATTCCTGAAATTAACATTCAGATGAAAAATTCAGCAATCGTTGCTGATACTCGCAAGTTAAAAGCTAGCTGGACTCCAGAAATTGCACAGGATTTAGCAGCTTATCACTCAGTAGATGCTGAAGTTGAGTTAACAAACATCTTATCAGAATACATGGCAATGGAAATTGACATGGAGCTTCTACAGATGCTTCTTAACAACGCTAGAGTAACTAACTGGTGGTCAGCCAAAGCTGGATCTGATCTAGATTCATCTACAGGTGCTTATATTTCAAGTCCTCCTACCTTCTATGGTACACGCATGGATTGGTATCAAACTCTTATCCAGAAGATTACTAAAGTGTCAAATGACATTCATAAACGTACTCTTCGTGGTGGAGCTAACTGGCTTGTTGTTGGAACAACAGTAGCTACGATTCTTGAATCAATGAAACCTGCTTTCATTGCTGATGGATCTGGTGTTGAATCAACAGAGTATGCTATGGGTCTAACAAAAGTTGGTACTCTTGATGGCCGTTGGAAAGTTTATAAGAATCCTTACTTCCGTGACGACATGATCCTTATGGGTTACAGAGGTGGAAGCTTCTTAGAAACTGGTGCTGTTTATGCTCCTTATATTCCAATCATCACGACACCATTAGTGTATAACTACACTGACTTTACTCCTCACAAAGGAATAATGACTCGTTATGCTAAGAAATTGGTAAGACCTGAGTTCTATGGTTTAATCAAACTAAGAGACATGCATCTTGTCTAAACGATAAGTTAACAAAGCACGCATATATACAACTAAGCCCTGGTTCATTCCGGGGCTTTTTGATTTTTGTCAACTATATATATTTATTACTATAGCATCGTGAGGAGCATTATTTTGTGGACATCTAAGAAGAAATATTACAAAAAGAAGGGTAATCGGTTCATAAAAACTAGCAAACTTGAAAAGCGGTTTGAATGAATGCTCAAGGAACTGGGTATAAGCTATAAAACTCAATTCAGAGTCGGATATAAATTCTATGATTTTTATCTTCCAGACTCAAACACGCTGATAGAAGTTGATGGTGATTATTGACATGGAAATAGGAACAAATTTAAAGTCCTATCGGCCATGCAAAAGAAGAGTCACATCAATGATCTATATAAGACAACATTGGCAGAGGCATCTGGATATCGGTTATTTCGATTTTGAGAGACTGATATAAATATGAATCCATTGTCGGTAAAAAATAAATTACTAGAATTAAACGGAGAAGATAATGGATAGACTACCAGATACCAGAACTCTGCTAAATGAGGCTAAAATGTTCTTAAATGAATATCAAGATATTTTTAGCAAATACAAGAAAGACTATAAGGATGAGATCGATATCAAAAATCGAAAAGATATGGAGCTTCTATCTCTATGGGTTGATCAACTGGTAGATCAGAATTATTCTGAAGAGCAACTAAGTACGCAGCAGGTTGGCGATATGTGGTCAGGCTTGGAAAAGGCTATTAAGAGAAAGCGTGTTGAAACATATGCCGATGCGATGGAATGGATATTCGATCATGCCGGTGACTACGGGAGAGTATAGTCATGAAGCTCAAAATTAAAAATTCACAGCTGCAAAAATTAATTAAAGAAGAGCTCAGTTACAAAGAAGAAAAAGAGCTGCAGATCAAAATGGCGACAGAAATTGTCTCAAAATTTAATAAACAGGCCGCAAAAAGTGTGATAAAACTAGAACTAATGAAAGATGGCAATAGTTTTCAATTCATACTAGATGCAGGATCAGATAAATTTTTAGATACAAAGACTTATAATGGAGGAGGAGCGATAATTTATGTTTCAGATGCTGCCTATAAGCTGGTTGAATCTATTGCTAAAAAAGAAGGCGCACGTAATGTTGGCTGGAATAACACTGGCTCAATCGGCTGGATCTAGGAGATTAAAATGAAATTAAAAATTAATTCACAAATAAAAGAGATGGTTTCTAATGCCATCAATGAGAGATCAGAACCTCAAGTTGATCTTCAAACTGCATTAGAAGCATTTAAAAGAGGTTCGAGAAACATTTTTGGATTTACAAGATTTAAATTTAACAATAATGGCGAAGCAAAAGTTCCAGATCTAAAAGGTGAGTTTGGCATGTTCGGACATCTGTTAAAATCTGCTACTATATATGTTGCCGATAAGGGTGTAAATAAGAATAATGAATCATTTTATAGATTTCATCTAACCTATTCGTTCAAAGATGGAGGTTCTAATGGGCATGAAATTGGTATGGTGTTTATAAACAATGACGATCCAGAAGATATCAAGGTTCGGCTAACTGACGGGACGGTGAGAAATGGCTAAATTAAAAATTAAAAGCGAAACATTAAATAAACTTATTAATGAGGCTGTTATTAAAGAGGCCGACTTTCAGGCTCTTGTAAAACAGGCTAAGGAAATATCAAATAAGCTTGCGAAGGCAGATCCTGATGCTAAAACACAAAAAGAATTAAAGACGGCCTTGGCACATATCAACTCAGTGTTGGATCGCTCATAGGAGATAAGGCATGAAGCTTAAAAAAATACTAAACGAAGTTGAGGGCAAGTTTTCAAAAGGTGAAAAAATGTGGATCGTTGATATAATCAATGACAACCCATCGCGTCCTATGAAAGCATCGCTTGGCAATATTCAGA